TATGGCCTACGTGGCCTACGGCAATGGCTGGTGGCTGGCGGGAGAGTTTGTTGCCGTCATCGTCGGAACTCTCCTGGAGAGGCATATCTACGGACCCGAGGTTGATAGCCCCCGCTCGTAGAGCGGTTAAACCATACCTGTCTATCAGCAGAGGAAGGAAGAGAGATGAGTAATAGCGAGCTACGCTCGGATGAAGTGGACCCTATGGTTCGCACCAGATGCGCGAACGGGCCGTGGATCGGCAGGAACATCGAGCATCGTTTCGATGACCATGAAGATCGGATCGTTACCCATCGGTACGAGTCGAATCTACACGGGGCTCCAAAGCAACAAATCCTAGGTGGCTGCTATCGGTGGTCAGGCGGTCTGTGGTGGTTCTATGAGGGGCTGCCTCCCGTGCGCAGCACGGCTAAATCATGACATATAGAGAGAAGGAAGGTTTAGCCGCTACGCGGGATGACGATGGAGTGACTGTCTCGAAGTCACACCTAATCGCCCTCCGGGATGCTTTGGTGGAGAGGGACCTAAATGAGGCTTACCATCAGCTTTACACCTTAGCCGACCCATCATTTACCAGCTTCACTCCGTGGGACGACTGGGAGAATGCCATTACCCTCCCTGCGAAGCAGGCTGATCCTATCTCATCCTTCCTTCATTACCTGGATACAGTAGGGATAGATGAGATGGAGGTATCCTCCTTACGTAGGGAAGTGGAAAGACTGAGAGAACGAGTAGAGTCAGCCGACCATACGGTCGGGGTCGAAGGAACGGAGACTGTAGTTCGTGGGCAAGATAACGCTTAATATTGATCCAGAGCGGCTAAAGGAGATCATTGCTAAGGCCGATGCTAAACCGCCGCATCGTATGACTTCAAAGCAGATCAAGGCTGCGATGATGGGGCATAAGAACCCGAATGGCAATTGATAGCCCTATCTAGTATAGCTCTACTCAGTAGATGAATTAGCCGCTACGCGGGATTAGGATTGTGACAGTCTCGGACAATAGTTCGCGTTCGCTAAGGTCGGCCCATACTCCCTGCGAGCACGAACCAGTCTAGCTCTAACCTATCCTCTTTACCAACTCGTATACCCGCAACTGCGTTTTATCCTGCGCCACCAGTGGTCGGTCCTGCGTATATCCCGCAGCAGGCGCGGTACAATATGCCGAGTAGTTGATGCGGTTGCGGTCATAGCCGAGAACAAGCATTTGACCGGGCCGAACGATCTGAACCGCCTTAGATTGGGCAGAACAGGCAAAGAACCCCGAGTTACCTAGACAACGATTCAGGCTCGCCGCCATGCCCTTCTGGTTGTATGCCCCCTTCGCCATTGCTGGCTACGAATGGTAGCAACTGTGACCGGATTTCATGGAACGGCTTGAACGCGAGGAACGTATGCGTTATGTCTAGCCTGTCAGCGTATGAAGTCCTGCAAAGACCGCTGACCGCCTGAGGAGTTTACGGCTCCGGAAGGCACCCTATTCATAACCCGACTTGCGCCGGGAATGCAAGCGCAAGCTAGTTTCGCCCAGCATGGGCGTCATGGCGTGGGATGAAGCCTGTAAGCAGGCGGACGCGAGGCGTGGATGGAGCCGATAAGCTCAGGGTCGCGATACTCAGGAAGCACCGGGCGCGTCGGTAGTGATAGAAACATCACTCAAAACCGGGAGTACTGCCCCGGCATCCCGCACAACTTCCCCCCGCCGAAGGCGGCTAATCCTACTAGACACACTAATCCCCAATAGGCTAACATCCAAAGCATGAGCCTAGAACTATGCAGCAACTGCGGACGAATGCACTACAGCACCGATCCGTGCCGAGATAAGCCTAGCTACGCGGGCTTGGTCAAAGAAGCTGATCTTCATCGGCAGATGGTTGAAGAGCTTATCGCCGAACCGGCCAGAACATCATCTTCCCCAGCAAAACGAGACCGCAAAGACTACATGAGAACATATATGGCTAACAAGCGGGCCAAGGCTAAGCTGGCTAACACGAGCGGCTAACAAATGGCTGGCAGGAAAACAGGGTTTCGCCATAACGAGGACACCAGGGCTAAGATTCAAGCATCGATGCTGATCAATCGCCTAAGCGAGCACATCAACAGCGATAAGCCTCTCATGGACGCCAGCCAAGTTAATGCGGCAAAGGCGTTGCTGAACAAAGTCTTGCCTGACCTCAGTTCAGTGCAGCTAACAGGCGAAGGCGGTGGTCCGGTTACATTCAAGACAGTTTATGAAGACAAGTGATCTTCGAACGCAGAATCCGTTGGTATCAGCAGCCTCTCCATAAATACCTCGTAAACACTCCTAACGCCCGCGCTATTGAGATAGCCCATCGCCGTTGGGGCAAGGACGAAATCACCCTCGCTGCTACCTGTGAGAATGCCCATAAGCGCATCGGAAACTACTTGCATTGTCTCCCGGAATATGAGCAGGCACGCAAGGCGCTCTGGAACAGCGTCAACGCCCATACCGGCAAGCGCCGCATAGACGAAGCATTCCCCGAGGCCATCAGGGAGAGCAAGGACGAGCAACAGATGCTCATCAAGCTCAAGTGCGGCTCGACGTGGCAGTTAATCGGGTCTGATCGCTATGACAGCACCGTAGGATCAGGCCCTATCGGCATTGTCTACAGTGAATGGGCACTCGCAAACCCAAGCGCCTGGGCCTATCACAGGCCGATGATCGAGGAGAACAACGGCTCTGCCGCCTTCATTACCACGCCACGCGGCAACAATCACGCCAAGGCAATGTTGGACTATGCCAAACTCCATCCGGATAGATGGTTTGCCGAAGTCTCCAGCGTGCTTCAGACGCACGCCCTGACGCAGACGCAGCTAGATGAAGCGTTGGCTGAGTATCAGGCGCTCTACGGCAAGGATGTGGGCAGAGCCCAGTTCGAGCAAGAGTATCTATGCAGCTTCAACGCTGCTATTCTCGGTGCGTATTGGGGCGGAGAGTTAGCCGATGCAGAGGTGGCTAACAGGATGCGCGTGGTTAACATCGATCCCAATGTGCCGGTTAACACGACATGGGACCTTGGTAAGGCGGTTAACAATCCCATCTGGTGTTGGCAGGCGATCAACGGTCAGTTGCGCATTGTGGACTTCTACCGGCCCGACAGTGACGATCTGGACGAGTGGTGCGACTGGTTGAACGAAAAGGGCTATCACGGCGACGATTATGTGCCAGATGATGTCCTGGACCCGATCTGGGGCGCAAAGCACACCCGCTGGGACTTGCTGAAGGCCAAGAAGCGTAAGCCCAAGCTGGTGAAGCGCATCGCCGTGGCTGATGGCATTCACGCAGGCCGGGAAGCTATCAAGGTTGCTACCTTCCATACCCAACCGGACGATGAACGATCCGAGCGCGTCGAGTTGGGCGTTGACGGACTGAAAAACTACCGGCGCGAATGGGACGACGACCTAAAGACGTTCCGGGAAAATCCGATCAAGGACTGGGCCGAACACATCGGCTCCTCGTGGCGCTATCTGGGTTTGGCGTGGCGTGACTTTGTAGCTCCGCCCAAAGAACCTGAGAAGAAACCTGTGCTGGCATATACAGGCATCCCAGAGACAGGCGGCATGCAGATTCAAGGGAACATGACTATTTCGGAGGCTGTCGCGGCCATGACCAAACGCCGCAACCAGCGGCGCTAATCCACGTTATGGCTTCGACTTCCCAACCATTGAGAGGCTAACCATGACTGAAGCTAAAGCAGCCGATGACGACGCCGTAGTCCGCAATATCGTCCAAACCTGGCAAGGGGGGGAACACGTACTCGCCGGTGCCCGTGCCAGTGAATGGATTTTCGGCAAGGGCAACAAGCCGGACACCAAGAAGCTGGAACGCCTGAAGGACGAAGGCGCGCTTGGTATTGAGCGTTACATCGCTCACCCCAAGGATGAGATGACCACGATTGTTTCCGAACAGTCGGGCTATCCGCTCGCCACGCAGCCGGAGAATCGCCCTGAGAGCGCCGGACCGTCCAATGTGTCCAGCCCCGAGGGCAAGAAGGAACAGGACGCTATCGACAAGGCTCTTGAGCCGGGTCGCAGCCAGCGTGAAAATCCCGAGGAAACTGCCGTCAATCCGGCAGGCTCCGATCAGGCCACGTCTGCCAAGGTTTCTGGCGCTAAAGCCAGCGACAAGAAGTAACTAGACCCTCAAGGCCCTTCAGGTTATTGTTCCACCCGCTGACCTGGAGGGCTTTTTCTTGACCCGCGACGAACTAAAGACAGCCTTGGCTAACAAGGGCATCATGTTCACGCGGGAGACTAAGAACGGTGCCTTCTTCCAAACCCCTGACGGGCGTAAAGCCAGGCTCACCAGTTGGACTGAGCCGCTGAGCGATAATGCCGCAAAGGATGTAGAGGCGCAGATTGCCGCCGAGGCCGTGCCAGCGCCGTCCGTGCAGCGCAAAGACATTCATCGTCGTTACAATGTTCACCTAGACCGAACAGCCGAACAGGAACACCGCAAGGTCGTGGTTCAAAGGCGCAAGGAACGCCGTGAACGATACAAAGCCATTGTTGCGAAAGCCTGAACGATAGGCTAATGTCTGCGCCGCATGGCAAAGCGGCAAACACAAACCAAAGACGGCAAGACCCTCCGCGAACTAGGCCGGAAGTGGCTGAACCGTATCGAAGAAGCAGGCACAACCGAGGAAACCTGGTTGCGCGATGCCGAGTTTGCTACGCGCGTCTATACCGCTACGGGCGGGCAGGTTGCCGAGGTGGAGGCGGCGTGGCTCAACAGCACGTATGACTTCAACATCCTCTACAGCAACGTCGAGACGATTGTTCCGGCTGTTATCAATTCCCCGCCAATCCCAGACATTCGACGCCGCTTTGGCGATACCGATCCCGTCGCGCACACGTTGGCTGAAATCCTTGATCGTTCCATACGAGTTCAAGTGGATGACGGCAGGTTGCAGACAGAGATGGAAGCAACGGCGCAGGATGGGTTCCTGGCTGGTCGTGGCGTGCTTAGGCTTCGTTTCGAGGCCGATATCGATGAATCCAATGAACAGTTAGAGGAATTGGCTGAAGATGCTGCCGAAGCCGAAGGCGCAGTGGTTCGTGACGACGGACAAACGGTTGGTTCCGATGGAACAGGCGATAGCGGAGGGGATGATGAGGTCTCCGATGGATACGCCCCCGGCGGCGTTAGCAACGAACGAATTACTTTCGAGGCTGTCTCGTGGCGAGACTATCGACACGGCCCAGCCAAGCGATGGGCAGACAGACCCTGGGAAGCCTTCAGGCACGCCCTCCCCGTAGAGGATGTCAGCGTCTTCTCCGATTCTGCCCTGACCAGCATTCAGACGCTCCCCGAGGACAAGCGCGTCAGCGGCGATCCTCCCAATGATGTGATCGTCTGGGAAGTCTGGGACAAGAAGACCAAGCAAGTCCTGTTCATTTCGCAGAACAACGGCATCATCCTCAAGCGCGTAGATGACCCGCTGGGGCTTTATTGCTTCTTCTCCACAGCTACGCCGATCCAGCCAGTGGAGATCAATGGCCGACTGATGCCGGTCAATCCGTTCGCGGTCTATCGCAAGCTGGCCGACGAGTTGGACGTAACGACCCGTCGCATCATTGCCATTACCGATCAGATGCGTGTGCGCGGCTGGTATCCCGGCGATGCTGCCGACATCAAGAACATGCTCGACGGTGGCGACAACGACTGGCAACCGATCACCAATCCTGAGCTTTGGGCGCAGAATGGTGGGCTGGAGAAGGCCGTAGCATTCTGGCCTATTGATCGCTTCATCCAGGCGCTTCAGGAACTGTACGCCGTTCGTGAGCAGACCAAGCAGGCAATCTACGAAATCACCGGCATCAGTGACATTGTGCGTGGTGCCAGTAAAACGAGTGAGACCGCGACAGCGCAACAGATCAAGACACAATGGGGCAGTCTGCGGATTCAGAAATTCCAGCGTATGCTTGAAAGGGCAGCGCGCGACCTGTTCGTGATGATGGCTGAAATTATCCCCAAGAAGTTCGGCAACAAGACGCTCGAACAGATGACGGGCATTCAGATCGAGCCGACGCAGCAAGATTTGACACCGCTGCCGATGCCTCCGCCTAGCGGCAATCCGCAACAGGACCAGCAAGCCCAGCAGCAATGGCAGCAGGCCGAACAGGCGCGTCAGAAGAAGCTGAACGACCTGACCGCGCTTAAGGAGTTGATGAAGAATCCCACGCAGGCGTATTACCGCATTGATGTGGAGACGGATTCGACCGTTCGCGCCGACCTGACCCGCCAGAAGGCAGAGGTTGCCGAGTTTGTCAGTGCGTCCGGCAATTTCTTCCAGGGCGCTGTGCCGATGGTTGAAAGCGGCGTGTTCACCAAAGCCGACGCGATGGAGATTTACGGGTCGTTCTCCCGCCTGTTCAATCTCGGCAAGACGGTTGAAGACACGATTGATAAGTCCATTGAGCGCTCGAAACAGGAAAGTGGACAGCCAAAGCCCCCCTCTCCCGAGCAGATCAAGGCGCAAGCTGACGCTAAAGCCAGTGAGGCGCAATCACAAGCCGACATGCAGCGCGCACAAGCTGAGACCGCCAGTGCTCAGGCGGAACAGATTCGCGCTCAGACAGAGGCGCAAGATGCGCAGTTGACCAATGCGGAGCGTGCACAGGCGCTACAGAACAAGACAGCCAACGACGCCTTCGAACTGGACAAGAAGCGCCAGACGGCGACGATTGAGCTAAGTGGCAAGCAGGCGGCGATGGATCAGTCCGCTCAGAAGCACCAGCAGGACATGGAGATTGGCCGTCTCCAGATCGTCAAGCTCAACAAAGAGATCGAAGGCGTGCAGGTCAAGACCGTGGCCGCCGCTGCAACTGCCGAACACAACGCCGCTCTAGGCGAGCGCGCTCAAACCCTCAAGGAATCGCAGGCAAAGGAGCCCGCTAAATGACCATTACCGCATTCAAGGATACGGTTAACTACTCCAAGGAGAACACGAGCCAGCTTGATACCGCCTCGCTTGTCGCAACGGTTAACGTCGGCTCAATCGATGCAAGCGGCAATGTGGTTTCGGGGGCATCCATCTCTGGCAAGGATGCGAATAACTCCTCCACAGCCAACTTGGCTAACGGCGCGGCGTTCACGGGCACCGGAACGGATGTGCTCAAGTACGCGACTGTCGTGGTCAGCATCTACGCCAGCCACGCCAGCGCAACGAACGGCCTGAGTTTCCAGTGGTCCGTCGATAACGCCAATTGGCGCGTCTCGGATACGTACAGCATCCCCGCGACGACGCTCAAGACGTTCGCGGTCCAGGTGCAAGCGCAGTATTTCCGTGTCGTCTATACGAACGGCGGCACGCTCACCACGACGCTTGAAATCTCGACTTTGCTCAAGACGGGCACGAACCCAGTCAGCAGTCAAAAGCCTGCCAATGCACGCACGCTTGACAACGACATGCAGGAAGTCATTGCCTACTCGGGCAGCTTCAACGGCACAACGCTCGATCTGGTCACCAAGCCTTCGTCCACCAATCGACTTCTCAGCGCCGCTGCGTCAGTCAACGCCACTTTGGTCAAGAACGCCGCAGGCGACCTGTTCAACATCGACGGCTACAACAACAATGCCGCCGCTCGTTTCCTGAAGCTCTACAACAAGGCGTCGGCTCCGACCGTGGGAACGGATACGCCTGTCCGCACCATGCGTCTGCCGCCCACGGCGCAATACAGCTTCAGCTTCAACCCGCCGCTTTACTTCTCTACCGGGATTGGGTTCGGAATCTCGACCGCTGCTGCTGACGCCGACACGGGCGCTCTGACGGCTGGCGACATTGTTGCCCAAAACGTCGATTATACGTGAGGACCTGAAATGCCAGCGTCATTCTACCAAGACCCGCAGACTCTTCCGGCGATTGTCGTTCAGTATGCGCAGCCAACGACGGGAGCGACCGTGAACATCAACTCCAACACGGACATCCTGGCCGTTGATCCTGCCGGGCTGCTGTTGACCCTGACGGTTGCACTACCTTCGTCCCCGAGGGATGGCAAGATCATCAAGATCGCCGCCAGTCAGGTGATTACTACGCTGACACTGACCGGCTCAATCGTCGGGTCGTTGACGACCCTCGCGCTGGGCGGCTTTGCTGAGTTTGTATTCTGTTCCTCAGCCAATAAGTGGTTCCGCGCCGGATGAGAGTCGTTACGTTCACCATTAACCGGAAGCTTGCCATGTCGCTCGTGGCCGGGACCTTTATGCTGATGGGCGCAGTCCTAGATCGTGCGCTGCCCTATGTCCTGAGGCTCGTATGACCACTTACGTTTGGAGCGAGCGCGGGTTTGTTGACAAGCTAACCAGTGAGCCGATGGCGCTGCCAGCCGAGTATGTCCCGGCAATGCCGATGCTAATTCGTGACTTCGTTCAACCATTCGAAAGCCCGATGAGCGGTAAGATGATTACGAGCCGCAGTGAACTTCGGGAAGACCTGAAGGCGACCGGATGCCGGATTGTCGAGCCGGATGAGAGCCCGACGCGAGGCAAATTCCGCAACCGACGTTTTGCCAAGAAATACAATCTGCCTCTCGCGGACGACGCGAAGGATTACGATGCTTCCGAGTTCAAGCAGGACAAGGAAGCTGCAATAGAAAAACTCGACGGAGGAAAAGTCGATGGCTGAACTGCAACCCGCTGAAGCCCCCGCTGCACTGCCCATGCCGGGCGTGGTCACGGAGGCTAATGGCTCGACGCCATCGCTGGACGATACCCTGCACTCCATCTTCGAACGCAACCACGTCACCAATGGCGCGGAGCGCGGAGAGGGTGGCAAGTTTGTTTCGGACAAACCATCCGAAGATGTTCCCGCTGCTGCCAAGACACCTTCCTCCGGTGAAGAGGTTAGCGCGGATCAAGGAGAGACGCCCGAGGCCTCTTCCCCTCAGGTGTCTCTCCCCCCTTCCTGGCAGCACAAGGCCGACGAGTGGGGCAAACTCACGCCCGCTGCTCAGGCAGTGATTGCCGAGATCGAAACGAGTCATCAGCGCGCCCTTTCCGATCAGGGGCGGCAGATTGCGGCCAACAAGCCGATGAACGATGTTCTCAAGGCTTATGAGGGGTCTTACGCCAACCTCAAGAAACCGAACGGCGAGCCGATCAAGTCGCATGAGGCCATTGCTACGCTGTTCCAGGCCCATAAGGAATTGACGGCTGACCCGGTCAATAAGCTGATCCAGTTGGCAGATACATTCGGAGCGCGCGATGCGCTCAGCAAGGCGCTTGGCATTCAGGCGACACAGCCCCCGGATGTTCAGGCGCTTCTCCGTGAAATCTCCGGTTTGAAGCAGGCTATTGCGAACAATCGCGGGCCTGATGTAGAAGGAATTGTTGCGAGCAAGCTCCAGGAGCATGAGAGCATCAATGCGAACGTGAAGGTCTATGAGGACTTCGCCAAGGATAATCCGCTGATCACGGAAATTCCGCAAGACGATCTTCTCAGGTTCATCGAGTTCGCAAGGACCAAACTCCCTGACACCGCTTCCTCCAAAGCCGTGTTGGAACGTGCATACGATATGGCCGTGAATGCCGATCCCACCCTTCGGGTCAAGTCAGCCGCTAACAAACCTGCGCCTGTCGTTGATGACAAGAAGGCTGAGGAAGCTAAACGAGCAGCTTCAGTCAATGTCAAATCAACCTCTACCGGAAACGGGCCGAAGCCGTCTCTAGACGATGCTCTGCACGGTATCTGGCAGAAAAACAACCGAAGGTAGGTCTTAGATGGCAACTCCATCCTCGACGTTTACCGAAATGGTGACCACCACGCTCCGGTACACCGGCAGCGAACTGGTGGACAACGTTTCGAACCATAACGGCCTGCTTCGCAAGCTCAAGGACAAGGGCAAGATTCGAACCGTCTCTGGCGGGTACGAGCTTCAGTTCCCCTTGGAGTACGCGGAGAACGGCACGTACACCCGTTACGCGGGTCTCGATACTCTCAACATCAACCAGTCCGACGTTCTGACTTCGGCCAAATACGACTGGGCGCAGGTTGCGATCCACGTTGTGGCCTCTGGTCGTGAAATTCGCCAGAACAACGGCGAAGCCGCGATGATCAACCTCGTCAAGGCCCGCAAGGACGTGGCGATGAAGACGGCGGCGAACAACTTCTCCGTCGATATCTACTCTGACGGGTCACTGACCAATCAGGTTGGTGGTCTGGCGAACATCGTGCAGACCAACGGTCAGGGCACGGTCGGCGGCATCAACTCCACGACCTATACGTTCTGGCGCAACCAGTTCCGTGAAATCTCCGGTTCCAACGCCTACACTGTGGCTACCATCCAGGCTGAGTTCAATGCCCTGTGGCTGTCGTGTATGCGCGGCACGGATATCCCGGACCTGATCTCGCTGAGCTATGACTTCTACTCAGTCTTTGAGGGCTCGCTCCAGCAGTACCAGCGTTACACCAACGACGCTTCGACCAAGCAGGCGACCGTGGGTTATCCCTCGCTCAAGTATAAGAGCGCGGACGTGATCCCGGACACCAACACCAACTTCACCACGACTGCCGAGAAAGGGTATTTCCTCAATACGGATTACCTCTACGTTGTGCAGCATCCGGAGGCGAAGTGGACTCCCGACGACGAGAAAAAGCCGATCAACCAGGACGCGGTCGTTGTGCCGATCTACTGGATGGGCAACCTCGTGTGTACGAACCGGGCCCGTCAGGGTGTTCTGCTGGACGCTTCGTAAGGATTACGGCGTGTTTGACATGGGGTCAATGGATGATATGGTACTCCTGCTTGCAAGCGGAGAAATTGCCATGTCCAAACCTCGCGGCATGTCTGTTGTGGATCGTGTCGGTGAGCGCTACGGGCGTCTCATCGTCACGGCCCGCGCCGACAACCATGTTGAACCGTCCGGCGCTGTCCGCGCACGTTGGCATTGCCAGTGTGATTGCGGAAATGCTGTCATCGTACAAGGAAAGGCGCTCTCATCTGGAGCAACCCGCTCTTGCGGTTGCCTCGTGGTGGACAAGCCGATCAAGCATGGGAAGATTAATTCAAAAGCCTACTCAAGCTGGCATGCGATGAAGCAGCGGTGCTTTAATCCAAACTTTGACGGCTATGCCACCTATGGTGGGCGTGGCATCGGAGTATGCGAAGCGTGGGTCGATTTCGAAGGCTTCTACCGGGATATGGGCGATCCGCCGTCCGGCATGACGCTAGAGCGTATCGACAACGACAAGGATTATGAGCCGGGGAATGTCCGTTGGGCCTCCCGACTTGAACAGGCCAACAACAGGCGAACGAACGTCAATGGAAAGTTCACCGGAATTTCGGTGGTTGAGTATCATGGGCGCAAGCAAACGCTTGATGCTTGGTCTCGCGAAACAGGTATTAGTCTGGTCAACCTGAGAACCCGTTTGAATAGGGGTTGGACGGTAACGGCGGCTCTTACCACTCCAATCAACTATATGAAAGGCAACTAAAAATGGGTTTTGTTGCAGGTATGAGCCTGTCCGCGACCTATCCGGCTTCCGCGCTTACGGGCGCTGAGGCTGGCAAGGCTCCGGGCATTGGCGATGTTGGCGAAGACGGTCTGGGCAATACCTACCGCTTCGTGCGGTATCGTGTCGGCGCTGGCGCTGTTGCGGCGGTGGTTGGTAACGCTGTGGGCTTCTATGCCCCCGGTGGCACCTCGACCGGCGTTTACAACGAAGTCACCTCAGACGTGTCGGACACGGCGGGTAACATGGCTGGCGTGCTTGTCTCGGCTCCGGCTGCTGACGAATACTGCTGGATTCAGACCCGTGGCCCCGCCACGCTGAATACGGCGTTCGTCTCCGGCTCTGACGGTAACGCAATGGTCCTTTCCTCCACCACTGACGGTGCTGTGAAGGTGGCTGGCGCGGTTACGCAGTCGGTCGGCGGCGTGGCCATCTACGTCACCGGCAAGGTGATGATGCTGACCTGTCCGTAACGAGTGCTCGCAAGAGCGGGGAGGGGCTTAGGTCTCTCCCCAACCAATCAACCAAGGAAGACACATGACCAATTACATCCGCATCAAGCGCTTCTGGACTGGCACGGAGAAAGTTGCCGATCCCGACAATCCCGTTGTTCCCAAGATCGTCCCCGTGGACTGGGTCGAATGGGAACCCAAGTTTGGTGTGGACGGCTCGCCGCCCAAGAGCGCGACAGTGGACAAGGTGCGTCGCCTCGATCCGGAGAACGTGAAGCTGCCGGAAGGTGCGGATGGCGGTGAGAAGCTGGCCTACATGCGAGCCATCTGGTCCGATATCGAGCCTGCCTATCAGGAATGGAAGACCGGGCGGCAGATGCCTGCCAGTGGCACGCCGTTGGCCGTGTGGCCTATTCTCCAGCCCGAAGACATCGAAATCCTCAACACCAAGGGTTACAAGACCGTGGAGGATGTGCGCGACATGACGAGCAACCAGATAGCCAAACTGCCGCTTGCGAACGCCGCCGATCTCCACAAGATGGCTCCGATGTTTCTTGAAGGCCTGAAGGCTTCCGCCAATGCGGAGCGTGAGGCTGAAAAGGATGCTCAGATTGCCGACATGGCCGAGCAGATCAGGCAGCTTCAGGCGCACTTCAGCGGCGAGACTGTTTCACGGGAAACCATCGAGCCGATCAACGATGACGAGATGGACAAGCTCCGCAATGCCCTTGAAGGCATGGGGGTGAAGGTAGACCGCCGCTGGGGCGCAGACCGCCTACGTGAAGAGATCAACAAGGCGGCTTAGTTGACCCTCCTTACCATCGCCCAGAATGCATCGATCAAGCTAGGCATTGCCCGGCCTTCGCAGGTTATCGCCTCAACTGACCGCACGATGTACGACTTCGTGGCGATCACGGCAGAGGCGGTGAGCGATATTCTTGAGGCCCACGACTGGCAGATTCTCAAGAACATCAACACCTATACCGGCGACGGCGTCAGCGGCAGTTTCTCCTTGCCGACGAACTATCACCGGATGCTCCGCGATGCGTCGGTCTGGTCGTCTCGATACCTCTGGGCGATGGAGCACATCGTTGACTCCGACGAATGGCTGATGCGGATCACGCAGCCCATTACACAGGTCAACGGAACATGGACCGTCTTCGCCAACCTGTTCTATCTCTATCCAACGATGGCGGTGGCTGACACGGCCAAATTCTTCTGGATCAGCAACCTCATCTGCGCGTCGTCAGGCGGCACGCCGCAAGCCTCGTTCATGGCGGATGATGATGTGTTTCGTCTTGATGAGGAGTTGCTACGCCTCGCGATCATCTGGCGTTGGAAATCGGAAAAGGGACGTGATTATGCAGAGGACATGTCCAACTACGAAATCAAGCTGAAGCAGTGCATTGACCGTGATGGTGGTTCTAAGCCGACCCTCTCTGGTTCTCGTTATCGTAGCTGGAAAGGGCGCAATATCGCCTGGCCTGGCTCTGTGCTTCCGTATGCAGGATAGCCGATGCGGACGGCATTCCAACGTGTTCCTGCTGGTGTTGCTCAAGGACACGCACGCACCCGCATCAAGAGCTTTGCCGCACCGACCAAGGGTTGGGTAAGCGCTCAGAACCTCGCTAATGCCATCCCCGGCACGGCGCTTGTTCTTGAGAACTGGTATCCGACACAAAAGAGCATCCGTCTTCGCTCTGGTAGCCTGAAGCATGCGACAGTCGGCACGGAACCCGTTGAAACGCTCATGGCCTACATCGGGGCGACACGCAAGCTATTCGCTGCCTCCGATGGGTCGGTCTATAATGTGACGACTGTAGCCGATCCTGATGTGCCGCCTGCTGCTGACTTCTCCGGCCAAACCAGCGACTATTACGGCTGGGTGAACTTCGCCACCACGGCGGGGCTCTACATGTATATCGTCAACGGCTCCGATAGTGCACGGCTCTATGATGGCACGACATGGACTGCCATCACTGGGGTTTCGGTTCCTGCCATTACCGGCGTTACCACGTCAACTCTAAGCCATGTCTGGTCGTATCGGAACCGGCTGTTTTTTATCCAGGGCGGCACGATGAACGCATGGGCGTTGCCTGTCGCCAGTCTGGGCGGTGCGGCGATCCAGATCAATCTAGGCGGCATCTTCAAGCGTGGCGGCACACTGTTGCTCGGCGCAACGTGGTCACTCGATAGCGGCGATGGTCTGGACGATAAGTGCGTCTTCATCACGACTGAGGGTGAAGTTGCCATCTATGAAGGTAGCGATCCATCCGACCCCTCAGATTGGTCGATTGTGGGGCGCTATGACATGTCCCCGCCGTTGGGGAAGAACGCCGTCATGCAGGCTGGTGGTGACTTGCTCGTGGCAACGGAGTCGGGGCTTATCCCGGTCAGCGCTGCGATCAACCGTGATCCGGCTGCTCTGCCCCTTGCGGGCGTCTCACAGGCCATTCAGCCCGACTGGATTGCGGATGCGACGGAGCGGCGGTCTCTGCCGTGGGAAATTGCCAAGTGGACGGTACGTGGCAAGGCTATCGTCTCAACGCCGGTTACGGGCGATAACAGCACCACGCCGCCGCAGTGCTACGTAGTTAACCTCGAAACCGGCGCTTGGTGCAAGTACACTGGCTGGGATACGCGAACTGTCGTTCTGCACGATGACTTTGTCTACTTTGGCACCAATGACGGGACTGTCATGCAGGCCGAAATTACCGGCTTTGATGATGGTGAGTTGATCTATCACAACTGCGTCCTGAGTTTCGACCACTTCGACCGGGTCGGATTCTACAAGACAGCGCTGGAGATGCGCGCCACTTTCGTTACCCAAACGAACTTCAATCCGAAGCTGAGCGTCAGCACGGACTATGCGATCAGCCTCTCATCGGCCCCCGATGCTGCCACGGACAGCAATTCTCCCGGCGTGTGGGATGTGGGTCTGTGGGATGTGGCCCTCTGGGATACTGGTGCGGCACAGTTCAATGTCCAGACCTACTGGACCGGCGTGGGGCTGAGCGGAACGGTGCATGCTCCGCAGGTGCAGGTAACGTCCGGCTCAGACCAAAGTCCGAGCGGCGAACTGGTGATCATGGACGTAAAGATCGATGATGGCGATGACACCGGAAGCTGAGTATCGTTTCCAGATCGTGAACGGTCACGAGTGGCATGATCGCCTGGACCCGCTCTATCGCCAGCACTACGCCGAGATGGAAGCGCGCCTGAAGCGTGATGGCATTCCTATCGGGGCCTACAACCCTCGCCTGAGCGAATACTTCAAGGCTATGGACGGCGGATGGCTAATCACGTACACTGTTCAACAGAACGAAACGGTCGTTGGGTATTCGAACGTCTACCTTACCAACGACATGCATAACGACGACTTCATTGCCCAGGAGGATACGATTTACGTCCTCCCTGAACACCGCAATGGGTTGGGTAAGAAGCTTGTGAAGTTCGTCCTCGCTGATCTCGCCAAAAGAGGGGTGAAGCGAGGAAATGTAAGCCCCGTCACGGATTTGCGTGTCGGCAAAATCTGGCAGCGCATGGGCTTCCGCCCCACCGCTCAGTTGATGACCTACGTATTTGAGGGCAACTGATGTGCTCGCCAGCCGCTCCGGCAGTTCCTAGCGCTCAAGAGACCGCTAGCGCACAAATCCAGGCCAATCAGGCCACTGCGCAGGCGCAGACCGCGTCCAACAAGGACACGGCCATTGCGACATCCAACCTCAACGCCGTCAATCAGCGGACGCCGACCTACAACCTAGATTATGCGGTTACTGGCTATAACCCGGACGGCACGCCGATTCGTACAGCGACTACGACCTTTACGCCGCAGACGCAGAAGCTGTTCGATACCACCCAGGCAACAAACCAGAATCTTGCCGATCTTGCGCAAACGCAAAGCGGACGTTTGCCGGGGCTGCTTGCGAACCCAATCGATTGGTCACAGCAGCAGGGCTACCTGAACAATCTCACCGACTCCGCCTTGGACAAGTCCTGGGATCAGCAGCGTGCCTCTCTCGATACTGCGTTGGCCAATAAAGGTATTGCGCAGGGCAGCGATGCGTACACGCGAGCCGTCAATGACTTCCAGCAGTCTCGGTCGCAGGCGTATAACAGCGCCAACGTCAGCAACTACAATACTGCCCTCCAAAGCCAGCTTGCCCTACGCAATCAGCCGCTTAATGAAATCTTGGCGCTCGCTGGGCAGGGGCAGATTTCAGGTCCGCAGTTTGCCGCTACCCCGCAGTCAAGCATTTCACCGACTGGCATTGGCGGGGTCGATATCGCTGGTTTGATGGGGCAGCAGTACCAGAACCAATACGCGCAGTATCAGAATGCCCAGAACCAGAACAACCAACTTCTAGGCGGCTTGTTCGGGCTCGGCGCGAGTGCACTTACGGCCTTCTCAGATCGCAGGTTGAAGACGGACATTCACCGTGTCGGTAGGTTGCCGAACGGTATCCCGCTCTATACCTTCCGCTATCTCTGGGCCGATCAGCCGAGTTATGGTGCGATGGCCGATGAGGTCATGCAGATCATGCCGGAGGCTGTTGGCTTGCATGAGAGCGGCTATCTGACGGTCAACTACGGCAAGTTGCTGGGGCTCGCATAAATGGCGCAACTCACAGTGCCCTTCATTTGGGGATCAAACGGCCAGCAGTTGAGTGCCGCCGATGTGGCACGTCAGCGGGCTATCGCAGCCTCCCTCATGCAGGCAAATGCCGAAACTCCCCAGAACGTCGGTCAGGGCCTTAATGCCATTGGCCGTGCCTTGGCGATCAATGCGCTTAACGGTCGCGCCGACGCCGCCCAACAAGCAGGTCAGTCAGGTTACAACGATTTGTTCAATGCGCTTGGCGACAACCCATCCAGGGCGCAGCTTATTGCGCTGGAAGGTAACGGTTGGGGCAATGAGGGGCAGCAGTCCGTTGTTGATGCCCTTCTCAAGCAAAACCTTGAGGCCTCCGATCCGGCTACGCAGTTGGACCTTGAATTGAAGCGCGCGCAACTGGCTAAGGCTCAACGCGAGGCCTCCGGGAAGGCAAGTGGCCCGGATGAGTTCTATGCGCCCGTCGTCGGCACAATTGACGGGAAACCTGCATATGTCCAATTTGGGCATAGCGGCTCTGTGAAGCAAGCAGATGTGCCTAACGGGTTCGTTCCGCAGTCGCGCTACGAGAAAATTGATCTTGGTGATTCCTGGCTGATTAAGGATACTACAACCGGTCAGAGTGAGACCGTACCCAAAAACCTTGCTGCCGCTGCTCAGCAGACCGCAGAGGGTAAGGGACAGGGCGAAAAGAACGTTGCGCTACCGGAAGTCAAAGCGGCTGATACTGGCGCTCTCCAACAGTTTGACCAGCAAGTGTCGCAGGTTGTCGCCCCTGAGGTGGACAAGGTCATTGCCGCTATCGATGCCGATCCGAACTTTACCACTGGCACACTTGGCCAGTGGCTGTCTGGCGTCGGTGGCGTGAAGGCACATGACGTGGCGGAATCTCTCAAGACCATCGGGGCCAATGTCGGCTTCGGTGAGCTTCAGCAGATGCGCGACAACTCCAAGACTGGCGGCGCTCTCGGGTCTATCTCCGATAGTGAAGGCGCGTTGCTCCGGGCCGTCAAGGGATCGCTGGAACAGGGGCAGACTAAGGATCAACTGAAGGCTAATCTTCAGCGCGTTAAGACGCTCTACCAGCAGGTGCTTTCTGAGAAGAAAGCGGCGTTCGCCAAGAAGTATGGTGGGGCTAATGACATGCCGCATCCCCAAAGCGTTGACGACTGGGTTACAGAGGTTTTGTCAGGCGGCTGATGGCTACGCTAGAACAAATCACGCAAGCTATAACGGTCCTCAAGAACAAGGGCGAGACAGACACGCCCCGAGCTAAGGGGCTCGCTCAAGCATACAGGGCTATGACGCAGGCAAGGCAAACTAAGGCCGACCCTGGCCTAGCAATGCCTGATGCGAAGCCGGTCGCCTCACCGCAACCTACCATGTCGCCTCTCGATACTATGGCGCAAGCGCTGAAGGTCAATCCATTTACCGGCCCACTTATCAACGGCGCTGAGGCTGGCGGGCACTTGCTTGGCCTGGATGGTCGAGGCGGAAATCCGATGGATGCGCTCGCTACGATGGGCGAAAAGACCATCGGCAGTATTCCTATTGCCGGTCCATTCCTACATCAGAAGGGAGAGGAACTGCGCGGTTCGCTCATGGGCATTACGCCGGAGCAAGCGCAGGCGATGGATGAGAGCCGCAATCAGACTTACCCGGAAGCCGCAGAGATGGGCAAGGTCCTTGGGCCGACTGCTGCGTTTCTCATTGCGTCTCGTCTTCCTGGCGGCGCTAAGGCGCTTGGGCTTGAAGGGACTTTGGGTCAGCGTTTTGGCTTTGGCCTTAGCTCTCAGTACGGCATCAATGTTGGGGACGCTATGGCGCACGGCGAAAGCCCGCAAGACGCGCTTGTCCATTCGATCCTCCCCACAGCCGAAGCCGCGCCGTTCCTTCTCTTCGGCAAAGGTCCGGCCAAGGCTCCGACAGAGCGCGACGTTGCCGTAGCGAGCATGAAGGCTGAGGGCGTGCCGCTCACCGCTGGGCAGAAGACTGGCAGCACTTGGCTCAAGTATCGCGAGAGCGAGCTTGGCGGCGCTAAGGCTGACCAGATTATGGAAAGTCAGAAAGAGGCATTTACGCAAGCCGCCCTGAAGCGCGCGGGCATCGATGCGCCTCGGGCAACTCCTGAGGTTGTTGATCAAGCATTCGATACACTTGGCAATCATATGGATCGGCTCGCGGCGCTGAGTGATGTGCCGTTCGATACGCGCTTGCAGAACGAACTTCTGGCAGCAGCGGACAAGTATGAAAAAACCGCAGGTTCTCCGGCGAAGGCGGTGGATTACCTGATGCACCGCACGGCTGATCTTGCAGCCCAGAACGGCGGTGTTCTCAAGGGCGAAGCCTACCAGAACCTGCGTTCTGAGATGGGTGAACTATCGGCAAGTGCGGATGGGCCAACCAAGATCGCACTCGGCAAGTTCCGCGAAGCGCTCGATGACGCCGTGGAGCATTACGCGCCCCCGAAACTGCTTGAAGCGTGGAAGATTACCCGTTCCAGGTACAAGAACCTGCTTGCCATCGAAGACGCCGTGTCCAAGGCGGGTCCCGATGCTGCACTGGGGCTTATTTCCCCAGCCAATCTTCGAACGGCGGTCAAGAACCAAGGCACTCGGGCCTATGTCCGAGGGAAAGGCGATCTCAACGAGCTTGCGCGCCATGGCGTAGCGACGATGACGCCTTTGCCGAACAGCGGTACGGCGGCTCGTATTGCCGCGCGTCTTACTGGCCCGTTGGGGCTTGCCGGTGCGGGTGGCGCAGCAATGGCTGGCCAGATCACTCCAGCGCTCATCGCGTCGGGCATGTCGGCTGCGCCGTGGGCTGTTGGACGTGCGTTGCTTAGTCGGGCAGGTAGAGATTTGCCTGAGACGTTGCCGCGTGTTCTAAATTCACCGACGCCACAGATTGTGGCTAGGTCTCTATTGGGTGGTTAGCGATGCGTGAAGTAGAACAGAACGCCAAGCAGGATCGCTCCAATGACGATTTCGAGTCCGCTTGTCTGTATCTTGGGCTTTTCGCTCATGCTCAGAACATAGCGATGGAACGGAGCCTGTGCAATGGCTAACCCGAACGCTTATTATCCTAGCCAGGCAGACTACAGCGATTTTTATGCTCAGGTCACCGGACAAGACCCTAAGACGATTGCTCGTGACGGCCAGCTACCGAAGAGCGCTACAACCTACGCGCCTGTTGCTGCCAATCCCAACCCCTATAGCAAGGTCAGTTCCGACCCGTTGCAATACGAGATGTTGGCGGATCAGTTTGGACTTAACGATACTAGCCCAACGAAACGAGTTGTGGCCACTACTCCTATCCGTGTTACGATCAATAATCCGGTCACCAAGTCGAGTGCCTACGATAGGGTGGCAAGTGACCCTATAACATGGCAGCAGTTCGATGATTGGTCGAACGATCCAGCCATCCGTTCCATTTATGGTTCGGCCCCGAACTCGCCCAGTCGGACGCTTATCGCGAACAAGGATGAAAGTAGACTAGGTAATACGGGATATCTCGCCTTTACCGGCGATCAACAGACGGGGCTACCAAATACACCTGCAACGCAGGCAATTGCTCGTGCCATGATGGGGAGTGCGTGGAACGGCGGTTGGGGCTCGGACGCTCTTGGGAGGTTCCTTGCCGGGCCGCATGGCGAAGTAGACTACACCGTAGCAAATCCAGGAATGGAGGGTATTCGCGGCCCCGTCACCGCTGGCAGCATCCGCGCCCAAACCGTCGCTAGACGGCTAATTCCTTACGCTGGGCAAGTTCCAATCAACGTCACCGTTCCTGTCGCGCCAACACCCGTTCCGCGTCCTGTAGTTGGCTATTCGCCACTCCCATCCGATCCACTACAAGCCGCTGTTATTCAGGCTCAACGAGATGGACAGGTCTATGATCGCTCGCGCGATCCGAGTTTCAACCCGAACGGGGGAGCGCATGGCGGCTCCCTTGCTGGTTTCTAGGGATGCACGATAGGATCAATTACCAAGAGTCGGTCGGGCGACATTCGCCCTCGCTCTACCAGGCACGTCTTACACCGCCTCCATCCTTGTGGAGTGTAGGACGTATTTTCTGGGGTAAATTCGTGCCCTTTCTGACAATGGGTCATAGCCAGCTTTCGGTTCCTATTGGCCTCGACAGCCTTGGCCCACTGACCTTCCCGAGCAAATCTTTTGCCTTCGGAGATGCAGTCGGAGAAGGACATCCCCCGCGCTGCCCTAGCCTTAATCGTGTCGGGTTTGATGCTGGTCAGATCGGAAAGTTCGGAGAGCTTATAAAGCGACCCTTCAATAGTGACGGTGACGTTAACTCTGCGATTCCTCTGCTGGTCGCTTCTCGTAGCCCATACGCAGTTACCCGGCTCATAGTTGCCGTTTGTGTCCTTGCGCTCAAGAGTCATCCCAGGCGGTCTAGGCCCCATGTCGGCAACAAAATTCTGGTAGGTCTGCCATCTGTCGCAGACCGTAATGCCCCGGCCCCCGTAATCATCCCACTGCTTAAAGTTTGGATTTCGACAACGGCTAAGCATGCCCTGCCAAACCGAGTAAAGTGGTGGAACAATTTTGAACGGCATTGTACACTCCAATCAGACGATTGGATGCGATACCATGCTTGCCACGAAACGTAAAGAGGAGACAGAAAATCCCTAGAAATGTTTCTGGCGTGTATAGCTTGCCTCCTGGCACTGATGACATGGTGCCCAATACGACTATCCAGAGTTCAGTTCAAGATACGCTGACTGGCGACCTTGAGTCAGTCCTAAATACCCCTTGGCCGCTTGCCATTGGCCTTGGCGCTGCTGGTCAAATCGGCTCCTGGGATGCCCTGACGGCCAAGGGCACCAACGTCGCCTCTTCCGGCACGATCAATCTTACGACCGCAACTGGCCCTCGTGTCGATATTACCGGCACAACGACCATTACCGGCGTTACGTTGGCTGACAATTCCGTCCGCATCGCCCGCGCCACAGGCGCGTTCAAACTAACTGCAAGCACGTCACTTTTGGTCAACGGTTCGGCTACTACGAGCTACACGACTACCTCAGGCGATCTTCTCCTATTCCAAGCTGAGAGCAGCGTAACTTCTGTTTATGTGATTGCTCGCGGGCTAACTGCTACGCAGCGGTCCAGGCCCAATCTCTTCTGGAACCCCTCCATGGCGGTTAGCCAGCAGAATGGGTCAACGCTGGGAACGTCTAACGGCTACTTCCCCACTGATAGCATCGCGGCATACTATGTAGCCGGTGCGGGTGCGATCTCGGTTCAGCAGGTCTCTGTCACCTCGCTAAACGGGTCTCCAAATCAGGTTCAATGGAAGTGCACGACTCTAAATGCTTCGCCTGGGGCGACGAACTTTGATTCGTTGACGGCTAAGATTGAGGGTTTAGACGCAACGCAGCTTCAATGGGGTGGCTCAAGGGCCGTCCCGGCGACGTTGTCGTTCAACTTCACCGGGCCTGCCGGAACCTACAACGTCCATATTCAGAACGCTGCCGGTAACAGGCATATCGCCATCCCGTTTACACCGACTGCTGCCAATACCGAGGAACGGATCACGGTCATTGTTCCGAAGGATACGAGCGGAACTTGGACGTATAGCAACGATACGTTCTGCACCATCGATTGGATGCTGGTGGTTGGGTCTAACTTCATTGGCGGTTCGGCTTCAACGTGGGGAGGCAGTACCTACTATGCTGCTGCTTCGCAGTTCAACGGCCGGTCCTCTACCTCCAATACGATCAACATCACTGATGTTCTGTTTGCTGCTGATCCTGATTCAACAGGTGTAGCCCCAGCTTGGACGGCGGTAGACTACCAACAGGCATTAGCGAAGAGTCAAAGGTACTATAATGGACCGATACTCGGAATTGGATCACAAGGGTATGTGAGTGGACCAACGTCCAGCTTAACGGGGGCGTACTCATTCCCGAGCCAAATGCGCCAAACTCCATCCGTAGTATTTGGAACCCAAACAAACGTGAATACTAATCCAGGGAGCACTTCAACCCTGACTGTGGATGCTAAAAAGTTTCTTATTGTCACGGCGGGCGTAGCGGCTGGGAATGCTAACTTTTTCGTAGACACCTCGTTTATAGCGAGGCTACCATGACCCTTTCCGCTACCTATGCCGATGCTCAGAATCTAACTGTTCAACTGGTTTATGCAGACGGCTCCGCCGTGATCGTTGCGGCTGACTATGCTGGACCATTCCGGCAACCAGAATTGGGCGTGGCTGGTGTCTTGGCTCAGTTGGGAAAGCAGGCGCCAGACCCATATGTAGCCCCGCCGTCACCTGATCTCATTGCTATTGATCTCGCGACGATAGAGAGTCAATTGGCAGCGCTTGGCACATTCGATCGGGCGCTGTTTATCCTCATTCTCAATCAGTTGAATGTGTTGAGAGCAGCCGTAACCACCCTCAACACCAAGACTTCTACGACCGGCAATAACGTTCCTCAAATCCCGCTAGCTGCTGCCAAGACGGCTTTGCAGAACGCTATGAGAGGTTCATTACCCTCGTGACGCTACCAGTAAACGCGATGGCCATCTGGACCGCAGTCCCAAAGTCTGAAGACCTTCTCGCCGGGCAGGCATTCCTCCGTAAGCGGAGCTACATAAACACTACTACTCGATGCACTAGAGGAAGTAGGTATGGAGTCAGCCGCGCTAGGCGCGGGGACGCTAGAGGACAGTTCCTCGCTAGAATTAGCAGCATAGAGATTGAGCGCCGTAGTGCTCGTGTGATCTGTGGATTGCTCAGTGAGAACATCCAGAGCTTTGCTCAAACTGTCGGTCTTAGGGTCGCATCCCTGCAAACCTGTGGCGATAACGGCAATAGCAATCAGTCTCGTGAACATGGTCAGCATAACCCTTCCTGTGCTGGCTGTGTGGGGGAGCTTGAGCGAACACCACGAACGCTCGCTCCCCGCTCCTATCTAGCCGCCTACGGCGGGGCTTTGCAACATGCTTGATTGGCTGTTCTGGCTCTTCGCCCTTCAGGGCGCTATCATAGACCTAGTCATTCTCATTGCTGCTCTTCTTGATATTGAGGAGTATATCAATGAGGGAAGATTTAGCCGCCTACGGCGGGGGTGGTTTCTATGACATTCCTGCTCATCATCGGCGCTGCTGTGACCGTGGTTGTCTTGGGTGCAGTAGGGCTTATCCTGTGGGTAGGAATTGGAGCCAAGAGGGCGATGGAAAGGAACGACAACCGATGACAGTCTGGCCTAAGCAGAACGACAAGGCCGCTATGACGGCGCTCTATGGAAACCCCGACAACGGCACGGGCAAAGCCGACCCCAAATGGGAAGCTGCCCACCTCATTGCGATCAAGCCGCCCTACCAGATGGTCTACGGATCAACGCCCATCAAAACCATCCGCGTCAACAAGGGATGCTCTGAAGCCATGCTGGAAGCTTTGGAAGGCATCCTGAAGCTCTACGGGACTCAGGGCGAGATCGAGAAGCACGGTATGCACCGCTTTAGCGGGTGCTATAACTTCCGCCCCAAGCGCGGCGGCGGCTCGCTCAGTGTCCATGCCTACGGCGCCGCTATTGATTTGGACGCCGAGCACAATCCGTTCCGAACCAAGAAGTTCTCCATGCCTAAAGAGGTGATCAAGGTCTTCACTGATCTAGGTGCCGATGCAGGAGCCAA